AGAGAGGACTCACAAGCCGCGGGTAAATGGGAAACCGAGCAAGGAGGTGAGTACTATGCAGCGGGTGTGGGATCGGCGATAACGGGCCGTGGAGCGGATTTGTTAATTATCGATGACCCACACTCTGAACAAGATGCGCTGAACGTCACTGCCTTAGAGAGAGCTTATGAGTGGTATACATCAGGACCACGTCAGCGTTTACAGCCAGGCGGAGCAATCGTAGTTGTCATGACTAGATGGAACATGAAAGATTTGACAGGCATGTTACTTCGTTCGCAAAAAGAATTAAAATCAGATCAATGGGAGGTAATAGAGTTCCCTGCAATTTTACCTTCTAACAAACCAGTGTGGCCACAATATTGGAAGCTGGAGGAACTAGAAGGCGTAAAGGCGTCATTGAGTTTAGGTAAGTGGAACGCGCAATGGATGCAAAATCCTACAGCAGAAGAGGGATCATTAATCAAACGTGAGTGGTGGAGAGTTTGGGACAAAGGTTATATCCCACCATTACAACATGTAATACAATCGTATGACACTGCATTTTTAAAAAAAGAAACAGCTGATTATAGTGCAATAACTACCTGGGGTGTATTCTATCCAGATGACGATAGCCCTGCAAATCTAATATTATTAGATGCATTTAAAGATAGATTAGAGTTTCCAGAGCTACGTAAAGAAGCGTTAGATCAATACAAATATTGGAATCCTGAAACAGTAATTATCGAGTCTAAGGCATCTGGTTTGCCTTTAACTTACGAGTTGCGAAAGATGGGCATTCCTGTTATAAATTATACACCTAGCAAAGGACAAGATAAACATGCTAGAGTTAACGCTGTATCCCCGCTATTTGAGTCGGGTGTAATATGGGCGCCGGATGAAAAGTTCGCTGAAGAGGTTATAGAAGAATGTGCATCATTTCCGTATGGAGATAACGATGATTTGGTGGACAGTACAACACAAGCGGTAATGCGCTTTAGACAGGGAGGATTTGTATCTCACCCTGAAGATGAAAAAGATAATGCATTGCCACGAACGGAGAGAACATATTACTGATGTCAAGAAGACTATTATTACAAAGCATACTTAAGTTTAAAGAAGGTATTAAGTCTGGAACTGCAAAGGTTCAAGATATTGTAGAAGACTATTTTAAAAGTTCAGGTAAATCAGTCACTGATGAAGATCGTGCAATCATCATGAATGAGTTTGCAGAATCTGCACCAGATAATATTACTCCTTTCGTACCTCCAGAAGGCATAATGTCAAAATATAAAACTGCAACGGATGATATGACAGATGCTCAAAAAGATGCCACCTTAAGTGATTTTGTGGCACAGTCAGATAGAGTATATCAAAATTTTGTAACCAAAGCTTTAATAGATTTACAAAACGCATCTAAATCAGATCAACAACAAATGGTTAAAGCAATCATTGAACGAAAAGGTATGTTTAAATATTTAGAACCTGAAGATGCAAAAAAACTTTTAGACAGTGTAGATAATCCAGGGGCTAGCACTAGCAATGTAGAAGAAGTTTTCTTCGGTTCGGACGATCCAAGATTTTATAAACCAAAAACTACAGAAGCTGAAAGATTAGCAGCGGACGAAGGTGTTGATGTTGCAGAAACTATTTTACCTACTAAACCAATAGGACCTAAAGAAGAAGGTATTAGTTCGCTATTTCCTAAAGGCAAACGAGGAGAAATTTTTGATATAGATAATTCTAAAAGAGATGAGGCTGCAGAGTTTATAAGAAAAATGCGTGGAGCTGACATTAAAAACAAAGATATAAAAAAATTATTTGAAGAAACTGGTGGTGATATAGAACAAGGCAAACGAGCCGCGACTACATTAGCGCGTGCCGCGGACATGAGTGCGGATACCAAAATTAAACAAGAGTTATTATCAGAACTTGATGAGATGAAAATGGATAGACCACCAAGATTTTTTAAAGACGAAAAAATGGGTTTCTATGACATGCGTGGTGTTTTAGATGATCTAACCACGACTATAAATAATAGAATTCAAGATGATTTAATTGAACAAGGTGTACCAGAAGAAACAGTCGATGATATATTTTTTACAATAAGAGATAATATAAGACAAGGAAGTAGAAGCAATTTAAGAAATGATCCAAAAGCTTTGATTGCAAAAATAAAAGACGAAATTGAAATGGAAGGTGTTACATACGATACAGATTTTTGGGACAAATATGTTGATGAGATAATGTCACTTGTAAGCGAACCTGAACCAAGATTTATGTATGGAGGGGTAGTATAATGGCAAGTGCTATAGAACGATTTTTATTTCCAGAAGGTAATTTTCAACAAATAAAAGCAACAGCTCCAGATCAAAAAACTTACAATATAGAGGCAACAAAAGATTTAGTAGAAAATTTACCTGGTGGAGTTCTTAAAGATATACTTGCACCTGCAGCAGCAGGTATTATGAGTCCTTTTTATGATGCAATACAAGCTGCACAAAGAATGCAACCAGGATCAGGCGTGCCTGGTTTCGTAAAAGCTTTTAGGGCAGAGAATCCTTTATCAAGTGCTTTTGAAAGAATGACAGGAGCTGCGGGTTCTTTATATGATAGACTATCTAATTTTAATATGCCAAATGTTATATCAACAGCGCAAGCCTCTGAAATAACGCCTACCGATGATTTACAACAAAGAATAAAAAATATAAATCAATTCGGGCTACCTATAAATTATTCTGCCTCTGATCTTCAAGCAGCAGCGAAAAGAGCAATAACACAACCAAGACTTACTGCAGAATTCGAACCAGAAAACTTTTTTGGTGATACAAGATTTACTGCAAAACGAGTTGATCCCTACACTGATAATACAACTGCACCAGCAGGGGGGAACATAGTAGATGTTGCAGCAGTTCAAGAAGCGATAGCTAGAGCAAAACAAAGAGAGGCGGATGCAGCGGTTGCAAATAAATTTGCAGACTTTGCTCCACCAAGAAAACCAAATATTATAGGCAGAGATCCAATGGCTCAGTTTGAAGAAGAAAGTAGATCTACAGGATCTTTCGATGAAATATATGATACGTTTAGAGATAATCTTAGACCACCTAGTAAAATTAATGAAGGACTAGCAACTCTACTTTCCTTAGCAGGATTAGTATCAGGTTCTACTCCAATTAAAGCTTTAGGAGCTGGAGCTAATATAGCATCAGGAAAAGCGGGAAGAATGCTTAAGGGTGCAAAAAACTTTAACCAAAGAATACGACAATCTGACTTTGGACAATCTACAAGTCTAGCTGATTTTTTAAGTAGAAGAAGACAAAGAGACGAAGCAGCTTCTAAAAAAACAAGAGACGAAGCAAGAAAAATTACTCAAAGAATTTCTAAACAAAAACCTACTCCTCAAGATAGAGGCAGAGGATCTACACCAACTAGAACATCAACACCTTCTCGTTCTCGAAGATCTAGTAGCTCTTATACAGAGGCAGCTAGAGCTAGGAGAAGATAATGTCAGAAAGAATTAATTTTTATGATGGCGGAGTAGTTACACTTGCAAAAAATTTATCTGATCAAGGTAAAACAATAAAAGAAATATTAGAAGAAATTCAAATACAATTTCCAAATTTACCAGGTGGTAGAAAAGGTAAACCAACAGAAAAAACTGGTTTACAAGGTTTATTAAAAAGAGAATTAGGAAATGAAATTTATAATCAACGACACGGACCTAGAAGATTTACTCAAGAAACAATAGATAGATATAAAACATTAAGACTTATTAAAAGTAAACCTGAAATAGTTGATGAGTTAGGAATAAGTTTAGCTAAACAAACTAAATTAGACAGAGAATTAAATTTACCTAAAAAACCATATCTTGGTAGAAAATTAAAATTTTCTGAAGATGTAATAGAAGAATTTAAAAGAATAAGACCTTTTACATCTGAAACAGATATTAGAACTAAATTAGGAATTAGTGAACCTTTTCAAAGAACGTTAGCAAAAGCATTAGGACTACCTTCTAAAACAGGCGAACAAGTTCGTTCAAAAATATTTCAAGAAGCAGAGTCTGTTGGAACAGCTATTAAAAATAGAATAGACGTTACAAAATCTGTTAAAGAAAATTTTGATGTAATTTATCCTGATGTTAAAGATCAAACATTTAGAACAGGATCTAGTGTATTTGGTAAACCTACAAAACTTGCAGTTACAAAAGCTATTAATCAAACGCTCATGGATGCTAATCAATTATCAGTTGATGAGTATAAAGAAGAAATAAAAAAAATGGTTAATGATAGAAATTATAGTCCTAAAGGTTTAGATCCTTTGGGTATTAAAACAGGGAAATTAACTTATTATAAAATTCCAAACTATGAACAAGCAAAAAAAGAATTAAAAAAAGAAATACCCTCTTTAGATAAAAGAATAGCAACAAATTTAACTAGAAGAAAAAAAACAAAAAGAAAATTAAGAGAAATAGAAGACCCTACTTTAAAATTATCTAGATTAGGACGAAGAGCTAGAAAAGGACAAATAAAAAGATTAGAAAAATTAGGTTTGTCATCAAAGTTGTCTCCTAGAGAAGAAGCTATAAATCAAACACAAACTATAATTCAAAAATCTAGTAATGACAAAATTAAAGCCAATCCAGAAGGTCAATTAAAATATTTAAAAGCAAACCCTAATATATTAAGAGCTTTAGGCACAAGAGTTAATAGACAAACAGGAGAAATTTTTTATGAAAATCCTAATTTAAGTTTTTTAAATAAAGATCCTAAAGACACTGTTAGATTTTTTGAAATAGATCATGGTAGAGAAATTTCTAAACAAGCAGGTAAACTTGTTGATACTCCAGAAAATAGAAACACCATTCCAAGACTATTAAACCAAGGATTTAAAAGAGATGCAGAAATATATATTGAAAGTAATCCTAATCCTAAAGATCCTAAGGTTAGAGCAATTTTAGAAGAAGCTAAAAAATTAAAAGTTAGAATCAGACCCAAAGTTCCGACAGGTTTATTTAAAGCTGATGATTTTTTTAGACCAACACCTAATCCATTATTAAAAATACAAGAATCTATTTCTGACTATTCTGCTCCTGAATTCCATACAACAGAAATTACTCTTCCTAGAGATAGAACAGGTAAAACAATTTTACAGTTAGGTCCCAAGGCACTTAGAGCGGGAAGAAAATTTGCTGTTCCGGCTGTTTTAGCTGCCATAGGTTTAGATGCTTTAAGTGGACAACCTGTGGAGGCTGCTGAAGTTAAACAACCAGAAGTAGGCACAGCAATAAAATACGATCCAAATGTAGGTGCGTTTGTAAATGAAAAAACAGACCAAACTGCAAGTCAGAATCAAATATTAACTTACATCAAAGATAACCCACTAAAAGTCACAGCGGGTGCATCACTGCCTTTTGCTGCAGAAGAAATACCTGGGGCTTATAAAGCTGCAAGAGATTTAGGCAGAGGCAAAGTCAGATCTGCGTTAGGTATTAGTGGTGCGTTAAAACCAGTGTTAACAACAATTGGTACACCAGCTTTAACTGGTTTATTTGAAGCAGCTACAACTGCAAAAAGATTAGAAGAAGGCGAGAGTGCAACAGAGATTCTAACAGATCCATTAGGACCAGCTTTAGGATTAACTTTTATGGAGCCATTTTCAAAACGTGCAGGTGTAATTAGAGATGCACCAAAAAGAACAATAGCACAAGGTTTAAGAAACTATTTTAATTTAAGCGATGTTGGAAGAGCTAGGCCTGGTGCTACAAGTGCATTTTTAAGACTTGGTATGAGTCCAAGAATGATTGCAGGTGCCTCTAGATTTTTAGGTCTTCCTGGGTTATTATTAGGGGCTGGATTATCTGGCTACGATGCATACAAGAATTATCAAAACCAGGAGGGGTTTTTATATAACTTATTAAACAAAGATGAATAGAAGTATTTTTAGAGCACTGGGTGTATTAGCACAAAACAAAGGTATGAATAAATACCTTAATATTTTTAAAGAAACTGGTGAAGGTATTAAAAGCAAAGGTATGGATTTTTTTAATAAGGCAATTAGACAAGTTGTTGATGAGGGAGATCAAATAGAAACAACTCTTACAACTAAAAAATATGTTCACCCGGATAGACCTGATATTTTTGTAGAAGTTGATGTAAGCACAGGTAATGCAAACGTAGGTTTGGTAGATCCAGATGCAGGAGCTTTTGCATATACTGATGAAATGAAGAAAGAACAATTAATTTCATCTTTGGAAGATGAAGGACTTGGATTTGGTGGTGCAAGGATGGAAGCAGACAGACTTTTAAAATTAAGAGAACAAGCAAAATTAATGAAAGAAATAGGTAAAAGCAAAGGCAGAGGAAAAAGATCAAGAATGATAGATGCAGCAAATAGAATATTAAGAAGTAAAAAAGCCGATGGTGGTGAGGTTAGTTTGACAGTAATAGAAATACCTGATATCAGTGGGGCGGGTGTTGAAACTTTATTCAAAAAAAAATAGGATGACAAATGGCTGAAATTGACAAACCATTACCAAATACAAATCAATCACAAGTTCCAGGTGAAGAAATAATAGAAGTTGAAAAAACAAAATCGGCTGAAGTTATTGATACTCCAACAGGACCTGTTGAAGTAGCGATGAATGAAGAAGGTGGTGCAGAAGTTTCGTTTGCTCCAAACGCAGCAATCGATCCGATACAAGATCATTTTGCTAATCTTGCAGAAAGTTTAGGTGATGAAATTTTAGAACCACTTGGTGCTAAAATGGTAGAGCAATACAATGAATACAAAGAGTCTCGTGGCGATTGGGAGGATACATATCGAAACGGACTAGAACTATTAGGATTTAAATATGAAAGAAGAACAGAACCGTTTAGGGGTGCTTCTGGTGTCAATCACCCAGTTCTTGCGGAAGCAGTTACGCAATTTCAAGCACAGGCTTATAAAGAGTTACTCCCGTCTGATGGACCAGTAAGAACTCAAATTTTGGGAGACGTTAATGTTGCTAAAGAAGAACAAGCTAAACGTGTAAAAGATTTTATGAATTATCAAATTATGGATCAGATGAAAGAATATGAACCAGAGTTTGATCAAATGTTATTCTATCTCCCTCTCTCCGGCTCTACTTTTAAAAAAGTTTACTATGACGATATTATTGGTAGAGCCGTGTCAAAATTTGTACCGGCAGATGATTTAATTGTGCCGTACTCTGCAAACTCATTAGAGGATGCAGAAGCTGTGATACATGTCATAAAAATTTCAGAGAATGAATTAAGAAAACAACAAGTAGCTGGTTTTTATAGAGACATAGAATTAGGAACACCACCAGTAACAGAAAATCAATTAGAAGATAAAAAATTACAATTAGAGGGAATATCTAAAGATGGTCAAGAAGATCAATACACACTTTATGAAATACACACTAATTTAGATTTAGATGGTTATGAAGATATGGATGCAAGTGGAAATGAAACAGGAATAAAACTTCCGTATGTTATAACTGTATCTCAAGCAGGTAATAAAGTTTTATCTATTAGAAGAAATTTTAAAGCTGAAGATCCAAAGAAAAATAAAATAAATTATTTTGTACAATTTAAATTTTTACCAGGCACAGGTTTTTATGGGTTTGGTTTAATACACATGATTGGTGGATTAACAAGAACTGCAACAGCAGCTCTTAGACAATTATTGGATGCGGGAACCTTAGCTAACTTACCGGCTGGATTTAAATCTAGAGGTATTAGAGTTAGAGATGATGCACAACCATTACAACCTGGTGAGTTTAGAGACGTAGATGCACCTGGTGGTAATATTAAAGATCAATTTATGACTTTGCCTTTTAAAGGTCCTGATGCAACTCTATTACAACTAATGGGTGTTGTTGTATCAGCGGGACAAAGGTTTGCAGCAATATCTGATATGCAAGTTGGAGACATGAATCAACAGGCTGCTGTGGGTACAACAGTTGCATTATTAGAACGTGGCTCACGTGTAATGTCAGCTATTCACAAAAGATTGTATGTTGGACTTAAACAAGAATTTAAATTATTAGCAGAAGTATTTAAAACATACTTACCACCTGTGTATCCATACGATGTACCAGGTGCAAGACGAGAAATTAAAGTACAAGACTTTGACGACAGAGTAGATATACTTCCTGTTGCAGATCCAAATATATTCTCACAAACACAGAGAATTAGTTTGGCACAAAGTCAATTACAACTAGCGCAATCAAATCCTCAGATACATAATCTGTATCAAGCGTATAGATCTATGTATGACGCGCTAGGTGTGAAAAATGTAAATGCAATATTACCACCACCCGCACAACCAGTGCCAATGGACCCTGCATTAGAACATATTATGGCTATGTCACAAAAACCTTTTCAAGCTTTTCCTGGTCAAGACCACAAAGCTCACATTGATGCTCACTTAAACTTCATGAGATTAAACATGGTGCAAAATAATCCACTTGTAATGGCGTCGATACAAAAAAATATATTAGAACACATAAGTTTAATGGCACAAGAACAAGTTCAAATAGAATTTGTAGAAGAATTACAAGAGTTACAAATGATTCAACAACAAATGGGTGCTGTAAATCCTGCAATGATGGCCGGAATGATGCAAAATCCACAAGTAATGCAGATGCAACAACGAGTTCAACAGATAACTAATCAATTAGAATCTAGAAAAGCTATATTAGTTGCAGAAATGCAAGAAGATTATGCTAAAGAAGAAGAAAAAATCACTGGTGAGTTTGCTGGTGATCCACTATTAAAGATAAAATCTAGAGAAGTTGACCTAAGAGCGATGGAAAATGAAAGAAAAGAAGAAGAAGGTCAAGAAAGATTGAATCTTGATAAGATGAAAGCGATGAT